AAAAGGAATCTTAGGAACTACTTTAAAATTAACACCTAATTGATAAGCAACCTCACGTCTTGTTTTACCATTACTAAAATCAGTAACCTCAATATCATGGGGTGCAAAATGATCATTCTCAACATAATCTTTGCTTTGTAGCATTTGAACATAGTGCGGTAACCCTTGACCACGTTCTTCGTAATAATCTATTATATTAATTGCTCTACCCATTTGTTGAAAGAATATAACTGCTGAATGATCTGATACACCTAAATCCCATGCAGTAGAAACTGGTAGTGATGGATCATAAGGCACTCTTGTTAGCTGCCTAGCATCTTCCATTTTAGTAACTACATCTCCATAAACAGCACCTTCTATATTTGCAATCCAATCGCATTCAAACTCTTGTAGGTATTTCTTTTCACCCATTACTTTTTTCGCAGCGTCTAATTCGGCTTGATCAACTATTTTAGTTTCAGATGCTTTAGCTTTATAGTTAAACCATTCTTTGTCGCCTTGTGCATGCTGGTATAGTTCGTAGAAGTTATTATTAGTTCCTTGTGGTGTACCAATAAATACGCACCATCCTTTTCTATCAGAAAGTGCTGGTCTAATAATTTCTGTAAATAACTTACCTTGTACGTTTGCATACTCATCAATAACGCAACCATCTAAATAGATACCTCGTAATCCATCTGAGTTCTCTGAACCTAACAATGTTATTCTAGCTCCATTAGGAAGATCACAACGTAATTCTGTTTCATTAAATTTAACACCAGGTATTAATGATGTGTATTGTTTCATATAATCCCAAGCAATAGACTTAGCCTGTTTAAAGGTGGGTGCTATATAAGCGTATCTGGGTGCTTTGTTAGTAGAACGTAGTGCTGACATTAGTAGATGATTAATCATACAAACTGTTTTGCCAAATCTTCTGTGGCAGACTAATACCGACCAGCGATATTTCTTCATATTGAAATGAAGTTCTATTTGCTTTTCTCTTGGGTAGTATGGAATCTTGTATTGGATTGTACCACTATTAATTACTGTTTCAGTTATCGTTGTCATTTAATGGATTGCCTTAGACTTTGCATCATTTATGATTGCATTCTCAATATTCAATAGCATCATTAACCAAGAACTGAATATGGCTGAATGTTCTTTGTTTTCAAAACCTGTGAACTTAACAGTTATGGAATTATCCTTTTCTATAAATACAACTGCTTTGACGTTAGAGTTGTAAAAGTCATCATCATCTTGGTGCATAATATTGTTCATATACTATAGGTAGTGTTTTACTAATATATAAAAAGGTTGGTCAGGCAAAGGAAAAGATGGTGGGTTGTTTTGGGGATATACCCATTATGAGTTAGCGATTTTGTGTGCGGCGAAGGCTAAGTGGCTAAAGGTATCCTAACAAGTCCCATGTATATATATATTACGATCGGCGGCTCAACTGGCGGTGGTATGGGGTATGTCGTTAGCAAAATATAGACAAGCTCTAGACTAATGACTGTTTATTCCGATAACATTTAATTATCGGAAATATATTTATGGTTGTATTGCTGATAATACTGTTGCATAAATATCACACTGTTGCAAATCCGCTACACATAACACACGTTTTAAATACGTTTGGTTGTGATGATAAATAGGAACATTATCCCACATATAATTAATTGATCTTCAAATCTATTCACACAATTGCACGTTGTTAATTCTATTTATGTTCAATTGCTGATCTTGTTTAATTCCTAAAATACAATCTAAAGTTAAGTTGTTGATAATTTCGTTTGGCATTTCTTTTCTATTATAATCTTTTCTTTTTGCCTTACCTTTCTTTTAACCGCATAAAATAACACTTTAAAAATAAAACATAACAAATACAATAACTTAATAATTTAATTAAAAATAATAGTTTACATTAATTATAATATATCCTATATGGTTATATAACAAAACAACAAAGGTAAATACAATGACAAAAAAAGACTACATAGCATTAGCAAGTATCATTAAAAAAAATAGTACTTGTGCAAATTTAAGAAGAGGTTTCACTCATGTATTAATTACAGGAAGTTTTATGAATGAGCTTTGTCAATACTTAAAAAATGACAATACTAATTTTGATGAAGTTAAATTTAGAGAAGCCACAGGTGAGCTATTGAATAAAGAGGTTGCATAAATGATCCAATACTTAACTGAATGCAAAACTGATAAAACTGTTATTCATAAAGTAGAATGGAATACTGATAGAATTACTGAAATTGAAAAACAGTATAAATCAGGCGAACAGTCTTTACATAAAACAAAAAAACAAGCTCTTGAATATATTGATAGAATGAAAGTTTATGGAATTGATATAGTTTTTATTGGTAAGCATATATCAAGACGTAGAAGAGCAGCTTAATTTTAATAACTCATTACCAATCAATTTTGGTTGGTAATAGGATCTTAAAATATAAGATCAAATACTTGATTGACAAATTGGTTATGATAGTATTTAATATAAATACAACAAAACAAAAATGAAAGGTAAAAACATGACACAAGTTAAAACAGTAGATAAAACAGAACAAGAAAAAATTGATGATGGTCGTGGACATTTTATTGCTTCATACGATCATGAAGAAAATGAAGTAAATGTAAATGGTAATACTTATTACGTTTATAGATCTAATTAAATAACAACTGAAAGGGTTATTAAATGAAAAATGAACAACAAGAACTAACTAGAGAAGAACAAAGTCAAGTTATGCAAAGTGCTGAAGAATTTGTTCGTGATTTAAACTATAGCGAACTTTATGAATTAGCACTTGAAAATATAACAAATGAATATTTATCTAAATCAAGAGATTATTTGTTAGAGTGTGGGTGGATAAGAAAAGATCAGGAGGTTGCCTAATGTTTAATAGATCAGACTTAAACGCTTTGCTTATAACAGCTATAATAATTCTACTAGGTTATGCTTCAATGCACTTGCTAGTGGGTATCATTGCTTGCATGAAGAATGATATCAATTCTTTTTTAAGAGCCAACAAAGTTAAACAATAACGAAAGGTAAAATAATGACTATATACGTAAAAAAATACCACCCAGATTTAGATAATTTTTATTTATATCTTGAGGAACATTTTGCTCTTCATTCATACGATAGTGATGAAGATTCAAAAAAAGTACAAGAAGATTTTAAATATATTTCTAAAAGATTAAAAAAACTTGATCGCATAGAAAAAATTTTAATTAATCAAAGGGAGGTAGCATAATGACTGATAAAAACAAAACTTGGCTTTGTGATAATTGCTTGTCTTACAATATACAAATTTCAGATGTTAAAAATTCTGAAATGGATGTTTATTGTCTTGATTGTAATGAACATCATTACAAAGTTAGCGATTGGTTTATTAATCTAAATAAAAAAAAAAGTAATGGAGGTAGCATAATGAAAAACTTATATAGTAAAAATCCATATTGGATTTTAAAAAGATATACTCTTATAAATGGTTTTCATAATTACAAATTAAACAATGCAGTTAAGAATATTAGTTGTCGTAATTGCAATTCAATTTTATTTAAAGAAATAAATAATCTTGATTATCCTTATGTGTGCTTAATTTGTGATGAAAATATGTATAACTTTGAAACAATAAAGGAGGTTGCATAAATGGAATATAAAGGATCTGGTATATATAACACAGAAGATTTTATTTTTATATCTGCTTGTGATATTGCACCTGAAAATCTTGAAGAGGGTACTTGCTTTATTGCTAATAAATTTGATTGGCAAGAATTATTACAAAATAGTGAGTGTGAAATATGATCACAATACAACAGCTCAAAGAGAAGATAGCTTTGTTAAATGATGAAAAGTTATTAGATCAATTTGATTTATATAATCGCTTTCAATTAAATCAAATTAATGAAATCATTTATAAAAGAATAATTGAATGTGAATTAGAGAATAGAAATCTACTTGCACATAAAGTTATGGAAGATCAATTTGAGTATGCAAACAATTAATTACTGATCTATAACTTCAGTCTTGGCTTGGTTTATCTTCTCGTATTGAGTGTACTTGCTTTCCAACTCAGG